CAGCCACCACCACAACTCCTGCACTACCATATTGGAAGGGCTGAAGTACATAGGGTAAAACAATGCGCCGGCGATTCCAATAATTTCGCCGTTGTCTTCAGCCAACCACACACCGATGTTAGGGTTTTGCACGGCCTGTAAGAAAAAGTCGGCATAGCCCTCGTCGTCAAACGGGATAACGCCATGCACCGGGGATGCCGCGTGAAACGCCTGCGCCAGCGGCAGGTATCGCGAAAAGTCCTCGGCGATTGCGTTGCGTACGATCACGACACTTCGCGTCCCGAACAGCGGATGTTGATGGCCGATCCAGTGCCCGCAAGTGTTGAAATGGCACCACCCGGCGCGAGCACTTGACCGACGAGCTCAGGGAACGTGTACGTCTCGGACGGTAGCAGGGTCTTTGCCTTGACGATCAAGTTCTGGTTGCCGGCGTTGTCAAACGACGTGACGATGTTGACCGACAGCGTAGCGGCCGAACTGCTGTAGTTGGTGGCCGTGAACTTGTCAATAATGGCCGACACGTTGGTCGCCGTGTACTGCGTCGTTTGGGACGCCTCGGCAATTTTTGCCGGTATCAAGACTTTTACGCTAACTGCCATGTGTCACCTTAGAATGTAAAGACGAACCGCACGCGGCCCGCCGTGCCTGCATCGCCGTCAAAAAAGAATCCACCATCCCCACCTGCACCAGCAGTAAGGCTGGCGTCGCCGGCAACTCCGGCCGCGCCAGTTTGCGTAAAGAACGCGCCGCCATTGCCAGTCGTGTTAGTCGTGTTTCCGCCTGTGGCGGTGCCCCCTGCGCCTTGATTAGCAAACTGTCCCGAATCGCCGCCGTTACCGCCGTTGGCGGTCATAGTCGTAATGGTATACGTTCCGCTAGAGACGTTACTAAACGTGCCTGGCTCGCCGTTTGGCGCAAAAGCCGTGCCATTGGGACCACCTGTACCGACGCGGTAGTTGATGGTTTTGCCATCTTGTGCGGTCAATGTCAGGACAGTCTTACTGTAGCCACCGCTACCTCCACCGCCGCCGGGGAATACTTCAGGCTCGCCTGGCGCGATTTCGCCTAAAAAGCCGTACCCACCGCCACCACCGGCGCCCCACACTTGGATTGTGACCCCGGTAGCGCCAGCAGGAATCGCTATAAGACCTGTGCCCGGCTCCGAAAAATCAAACACGCCCGCCCCAGCGCCGCCGGTACTGCCGTTAATAAACGCTATGAGGGTAGCGCCACTCATTAGGTCAAACCTGCTCCGCTAATCAGCCAAGAGGTCGCGCCGATCTTAATGCACGTCGCCACGCCATTTTGCGCCAGCGTTCGCGTGCCGGTCGTCGTGCTGTTAACCAACGTCAGCGTATCGGACGTGATGGCAATAGACAGCGCCGAGCTATTGAGATTGATAACAATAAATACTGTGCCTGTTGGAAAAGGCACCGCAGAGTTGGCCGGAATGGTCAACGTCACACTGCTCCCGTTCATTGCAATGGTTTTACCGGCATCCGAGGCGATAAGCGTATAGCCCGTCGTTTTGCTATTTAACGGCGCTTCACGATAGCCAACCGGATAGTTGGTGTTGGACGGCGCGTTGTCGGGGATCAGCGCAGTGCCGGTAAACGTCGGGCTAGCAATCGGTGCGTACGTTGCCGCAGCGGCCGTCGTTGACAGCGCATCCGTAATGCCGTAGCCCGCCAGCGTAGTTGGCGTGCCGGTTACATTAGCCCAGCTAATACCGGAAACCGTCAAGTCATTGACGCCAGAAATGTCGTCATACGTGCCGATCTGCACTCCGGCAGAATTTTGCAAAACAAACTTATAACTGACTGATTCGGTCAACCAAATTTCTGACGATACGCGGCCTTCTGAGTTAAGAATAATAGGGTTAGTGTGCGCGGTGCCGCCGCTAATGCTGGTGTAGGTGGCTTCCGGCGTTGTGGTGCCGGCCGTGTATGTAAGGATGCGACCGCCCGACAACGGGTTGCCCGCTCCATCGAAAAACTGTGCGCCGGCACCCGCCAGCGGGGAAAGAAAAACGGTCATATATACACCTGCATCACGGTTAAGATGATGGACGGAATTGCGGGCACGGGAGCCGAAGCGGCAAAAGTCTGTAGCTGCACGTCAAGAGCATCTACAGAGAAATATAACTGAAAGTAATCGCCGTTTGACAGTGGCAAAAAATAATTTGCGGCCGAGAAAATCTCAGCGTCATTGCCTTGAATCTGAATCAAGCTGGCTGAGTTAGCTACCGCCGTCCCGTTAATAGCCGGCCAGATATACAGTTTGCCGGAACCGCCCGATGTTTTGTCCACTTGAATTGAAAATTGAACATTATAAATCGCCGGACGCGATACTTTAATTTTAGTGTTGTCGCTTGGATCGCGGTAGATGCCATACGCCGTATCCGCATTGTTATAGCTGATCGCCTTAGCAGTATTGATCGTAGTCGCCGCTTGAGTTTGGGTTGAGTAAAATGATCCAAAGCTCACCGGCGTTAATTCAAGCCGAGGAGGCCCAAGCTCCAACGCATCAATCCGCGACTGCGCGACTGCAAGCTCAGCCTCGGTCGCCGCGTCACTAAACGGTGCGAGTTCAAGATCGGCGAGCGAAATGGCGGTCGTGCCACCGCCCGTCAGTTGGAATTGATTGTTAAGGAACCGGAACCATTCGCGCGAAATGACACCCGTGCGCTCATCAACGAACGGCACGCGAGGCGCGGGGATATTAGTGGTGTTGGGTACAGTCATGCGGTTGTCGGGCTAGCTTGTAGCTCCGCTCCCATGATGGCCACAATCACCGGATCGGTGCCGGACACTTCGTACACGCGATCGCGCGACTTCATCGTTGCGCCAAGTCGCCGCCAGATGACGCGCGTTTGCGTCGCGCCAATTGGTCCCATGTCGCGCCAGTATTCGTTACTCCACGTATGCCCGCCATCGTCGGACCACCGCAGCATAACTTGCGGATCAGTGCCGATATTAGGGCCAGCCAAAGCGTACAACGGGCTAGGCGAAGTGTTAGGCGCTACAGCCTGATTGGTTTCAAGTTCTAACGCGTTTTCGGTGGATAGAATTAAATCCAACGCCGAAGATGACGAATCACCCGACAAACCGACACCTGTTTGGCAGTCAAGTTGCAGTTGGTGATGGATTGTGCGAGTCAGGTTATTTTGGCCTGTAGGCAGTGCACGCCAGCGACGCAACCATTTCTGCACCACTCCGGCGTCAAGGTATACATCTAGTTTGAACTGATAAATGTTGCCGTTTTGATAGTCGCCTATCGTGGGGTAGCCATTAAACGCGGCATGGCAGTTAGACCGGTGCCGTTTGTATTCACCATTAACCAACGCCGCTCGCTCATGCCAAGCGCCCGTCGCGGCGTCAAATACCCACGTCGTGTCGGCAGTCGGAAAAATCAATACGTAGAACGCATGACCATCTTGCTGATAGGTATACGCTAAGGCGTCGGACATATCCGAGTACTGCTGGATAGCAAATTCAACGGCGTGCGTAGACACGCGCGCGGCTTGGTAGCCGTTAGCGCGGTAGACAATGCCTCGGCCGCGAGCGTCGGCGCCTAGCCAAAAGATCGTGTTGTCGAGCTTGGCTACTGAATAGGGGGCAATACAGCCGACTTCGTTGTACGCGCCTTGAATACGCTCTAGCGGAAAATCAGGGTTGCCTGAGTTGTACCAGACTTCGGTTGAATTGGTACCAAATAGCCACGCCTCGCGGTGGTCAATCATAACGGCTATAAGGCCGTCAGGTGATCCTTCAGCACTGGCAAAATCCAGCGGATCAATAGACAGGCCGTCGAGCAATTGCGTCACCCAAATGCGTTGGCTGTTGGGCTCGTTAAAAACAAAATACCCATCCAGATACCCCACGGTCACAGCGCCGGGGAAGTCTGGATCGGTAATCTGGGCGAATACACCCGTATTAAAATTGTAAATGTATCCGTCTGGGTTACAGGCCACAAACAATTGCAGCCCGTTGTCCGCCATGGACACAGGGCCAGTTCCTGTAATATCGCCAAGTTTAGTAATCGTAATGTTTGGCGTCATCTTAAACAGTTCATTGCCCGAAGCAATGTAAATGTCGTTTTCGCGGTTCCAAAGCCCACGAATCGGCCCAGCACCAACTGACGCAATAGTTTCCATACCTGGGCAACGTTGCAGGTACGCAGGTTCCTTGCCACCATCAGGGATAACTTCAGGGTACAAGTTGACCATGCGCGCGTCTGCCGCGTTAGGGCTGCGCAGGACATACGATGAGCCGAGAATCGGCGTTTTCATGGCTTAGGCGACGGTCGCGCCGTTGTTCGACACGATCCACCAATCAGTGCCGAGGAACTGCAACAAAACGCTTTCGCCAACGGCGCTAAACGTAATGGTCGTGCCGTTACCGAAGTTGGTCGGCGTTAACACGCCCGTGTCGGCTCCTGCGGCTTCGGCGACGTATACGATGGCCTTAAACTGACCCGTTACGCCGTCTGCCAGCGTCAAGGCATCGCCTGTGCCGGTTGAAGTAAACGCCGTGGTAAAGGTCGTGATGTTCACTGCGCCAGGACCAGAGAGCGATTGCACGCTTCCGACAACCGGGCCAGAAAACGTCTGGGTGCCGATAAACGTCTGTGCCGCGTCCGTTCGAGCAATTGTCGCCGACGTGGACGGAAACGTCATGGTCGTCGCGTCAGTGCCTGCCAGCGTGATCGAGTTGTTAGCCGTTAGCGTTTTGCCGTTAGCGATCGTCAACGTGGCGCTGGTCGCAGGAGCGGTAATAGCGACTTTATTGATGCTTATGGCTGTGGCCGCGCCAAGCGCGGGCGTTACAAGCGTTGGGCTCGTAAGCGTAAGGTTCGTAAACAAGTTGGTATTAGTAATCTTCTTTGTAAGATTACCTTGCACCAATACAAACTCGTCCGCGCCCGCAGACGAGGACGTGGCCGGAAGATTAGAGATGGTGATTTTAGTCGCCATGATTAGAAGTTCCCGGCGTAAATGTTGTAACGATTCCGACGCGCCATGAGGCTATACGGCATAGCCATTATGTCATCGGGGTTGTTGATACGTTTCAAGTTGCGCTTGCTATACATCGCAATTCGGCGCACTTCAGAAGAAGGCTCGGTATTAAACTCTGGCGCAAGTTCAAGTGCTAGGTTGTATCGAAACGCCCGCAAGTAGCCTGGGGGAAAGTCAAGCTGAGTTTCAAGTGAGACAGGCTCTGTGAGCGGCTCAACAGAAACAAAATGGAATTCCATTTGTTTCGTGGGCACTGGATACACGGACAATGTGATGTTGGGGAATGTCATATTGACCCACATCACTTGCGGATACGTGCTAGTAACCGTTTTTACGGCAATGTTGTTGTATTGCAGTTGGTTGATAAACCGCAGCCCATACGACACGTTAGTAGACGGATCGCGGAAATACGTTGAATCCTCCAGCAAAATAGGCCGCTTGCCTATGCCGGGATTGTTAGCCTCTAAAGCAATAAAACCGTCGTTTTGCGTTCCCAACGGATCAGGGGCTTGCGTACCAAGCAACAGCGTAAAATCGCCCGTAGGCCCAAGCGTCTGGACGCGGGCGTTAGCAGGCCACAAAAAAACTTGATCTTGAGTACAAAAAACAGCTAGCCGTTCAGTGTTCCAGCTATCAATCATTTGGTTCATGGCAACCAAATTGTCTTGATAGACCGCTTCAGGCAGCACGTTGCCGGAGTTTACAAGCCCCAGCAACCGATGCGCGCCGTTTAACAATTCGCGTACTGTTGCCATGTGTTACCTCAAATCGGCGGCATGTTAAACGTGGTGTTCGTATTCGGCACGTTATCGGTTTTGTTAACCGGCAACGGCTGAATGTTTGTGCGGATCAAACTGTCGAGATCGGCTCTAAGGTTAGCAATAATTTCGGGTTTTACCTGCGAACCGTATTCCGGTGCAAGTTCCATTGCCAACGACAGTTCAAGCAAACGCTGATAGCCAGGCGGCAGATACTGCGTACTTATGAGCGCAGGATATTTAGTAATCATACGCTCGGCTTTAATAAAAAGGGGGACGTTTGCGTTTGGAGTGGGGTATAGCACCACTTCCCCATACGGAACGTTTGGGCGATAAAGCAGTTTTGTGGGGACTCCAGCGTTTGCTTTAGTAGCAATGTTAGTCCAATACTGTTCCGTAATTAACGCTAACGGGGTGTCAACGTTATTAATACGGACAAAAGCACCGACAATACGAATAGGCCGAGCAGTAACAAAGTCTGCTGGAGGGACCATAGTGGGGTCGTCTCCAATCGTATACGTGTTTTTTCCGTTAATTACGATAAATTGCTCGGCTTGCGTGCAGAAATAATACTGCGGGTTAGCCGCATACGAGTCAATTATAGAGTTCAAGCTGTACAACGAATCTTGCGCTTCGTCGGCCGTAGTCGTCTCGCCCGACGCCAAAACGCCCAACAGTCGCAATGACTTGTTGATGATGCTCTGGGCTGTTACAGCCATTGTTCAGCCCTCTAGGCTTCGGCCGCAACTGCCTTGCGGCGACGTTTCAACTGATTAGGTTCCGGCGACGCAACAGGTTCTTCCTGCCGCGCCGCCGGTTCCAATGGGTCATACTCCTCCCATCCATGTTCGGCGTCCATAGCCGCCTCTAAGTCAGAGATGGCGATCTTTAGCCCGTGAACCGGGTGGCGAAGATATATGTTCATAGTTACGGCAAGAGCCCGTAAGCCTGAAACCGCGACTCAAGCTGAGCAACGCGAGTCTGGAGGTTTGCAATCACAGCCAACACCGTGTTGCCTTCGTTCTTAGTAACGAAGCCAAACGGGGTCGTCTGGGTCAAATCCTGAATCGCAAAGTCTGCCGGAGACGGGGCCGTGGACGTAATCGTCGTAAGCTGCGCCGTGAGAGCCGCACCTTCGGAAACCGGCGTCGTGCCGAAGAATCCGACCGTACCGCCCGCAGCGCCAATTACTGCACCGTCAAGCTCTGGGTCCGAGAACGCAACACCAACCGCCTTTGTATTAGGCATAGAAATACTCCTATGAGCAGTGCCCCCTACGGTATCACCCGTAGGGGGCTTTTGCTATTAGCCGAGGCGATAGACCGTCCAGGCCGCGTCGCCAGTCTTGCGAGCGCGGAAGTGTGCCGACGTACCGTCAGCCACCACCGCCGAACCCACGACCGTCCAACCCGTGCCCGAGAACGTCACGTCGTTTCCTGCGTCGTCACCGAGGTTGACGCAGTAGAAGTCGAACGTGCTGCCCACGCGGGCGCTCGCCACAGCGGCGTCCACAAGGGACGCAGCCGCGAACGAGTAGGTGCCCGCAGACGTGCTGCCCGCGTCCACCGAGAAGACGCCGTTCACAAGATCGGCGACCGCGATGGTGCCCGTAGCGCCGGCGTACGCCGTCACCGGGCCAAGAACGCCCATGATTGGCTCGGCAGCATTGCCGGCGCCAACCTGATAGCCACTAGTACCGTTAGGAAGTGCCATTTTTAGTTACTCCGTGAATAAGGTTAAGAATTAGCCCCAGATGCGGCAGGCCATCTGCGGACGGATCACCGAGTAGCCATACAGCACGTCGATACGGCAGGGCATACGGTCGTTGTTGATGTCGTATTGACGGACAACGCGCATGGAGATGCCGTTGTG